AGGATCTCTAAGTCGATCTCTTGCGAAATATACTCAGATAACATAGAAGTCAACTCTGCTTCAGCATCAATTGAATGGTATGCGTTCAAGTCTTGAGCAAATTCTGGAGACCAGATTGCTTTCAACTTACGAGTCTTAGCTACGATAGCCTCTGATCTCATTTCAAGATTGATTTCTGGAATATCCAAAGTAGTTCCGGTATTGTTTCCAATAGCAGAAGGATCTTCGAAATCACCTCTAGTAATATCAGTAGGTTGTTTGTGATAAGTAACGATTGCACCATTAAAATCAGAATCTGCATCGATTAAGAATTCAACATGACCCTTGTCTTGAGAAATTCTTGTAAATTCAGGATAAACACCATCAATGTTAGTACCAGTTACGTTGAATGCTCTCACACCACGAAGATCTGGGTTAGACAATGATGAAGTTGGTATTGATAATACAGTGAATGGTCCGTATGCGTTAGAAACAACAGATGCAGATAATTCAGCATTAAAGTTAGTATACCAATCAAATTGAGCAGCAGATAAATTTCCACCGTTCGAGAATACTCCAGTACCTACAGCAACAGAACCTGTTCTTGCAGATGCTACATCATTAGCTAAAGTCAATGTAGATGAAGTAACGTCATTGATAGTATAACCAAATCGTCCAGCACCATAAAGACCTTCAGATGGAGCATTTCCACCTACAGCCTCGGTTCCAAGACCACCAGCATCAGTAATACCAAATACAGAATCACCTTGTGATTTACGTCCTTGACCAGTCAAGAAGTCATTACCACCAGCGGTTCCGTTAGTACCTTGAGCAGTACCATATTTGAAGTCTAAGTAAAATACTAGACCAGATGGTAAGTTCATAGGTTGTACAGATACGAAATCTTTTGCTGCAATTTCAGCGAAGATTCTTCGTACCAATGGAAGAGCAACTCCAGCCCATTCTTCAGCGTTAGCATCAGTACCTGTAGAGTTTGCTTCCGTTACGAGTTGTTTAGCTTGGTTCTCAAGAAGAACTGCCATACCTCGTCTTTCAATCTCATTATCAATGCCTTCCAAAAGACCAGTTTTCGTCCACTTATTTTCCAAAGCGATCGCAACATTGTTTTGGTTAACATTTGCATCATGAGGTAACAAAGAATTGATATTCATTTTAATATCCCCTATTTTTTAATTACTTAAGATTAGCTAATTTCTTCCAACGAGCAGCTAGAGCATTACCTTCAGATAATATCTGTTTTTTAGGTGCTGTTGATCTTGTTGCTTTAGAAGCATAGCTTTCTTTAACGACTTTGCGTTTTGTTTTGTTTACAGTGAATGATTCAGCTAATGTACCAAATACTAACTTAACTTCTCTCAATGATTGAGCTCTGTCAAAGTTTTCAATGACTTTCATTTTCTGAGACTCACTTAATGGGTAGTTCCTAAACAATTTGTTTGAGAACAATAATTTTGCATTTAGAAGATTTACTTCATTGATTTTAGATCTTAAGAATTTAATGACTTTGTAAGCTTCTTCAAGTTCAGCTTCTTTTTCTTCATCCATTTTTTCTTCTTCACCTTCTTCAACTTTTTCTTCTTCACCCTCTTCTAGATCTTCTTCTTCACGTAAAGCACGAATTACTTCTTCGATAGACACTTCTTCTTCCTCGTCCATTTTCTCTTCTTCGCTTTCAGCTACAGGTTCCATGTCTTCTTCTTCTGACATTTCCATGTCTTCTTCTTCAGTCATTTCATCTTCGCCTTCTAGTTCACGTAAAATAGCTTCTAGTTCTAGATCATCTGTTTCAGACATTTCATCGTCAGCATAATCGCCTTCGTCCATCATGTCTTCTTCTTCTGCTACTGGCTCTTCTTCTGGAGCAGGTTCTGGAGCAGGTTCTGGAGCAGGAGCTTCCATTTCTGGAGCTTCCATATCTTCTTCTTCTGCCATTTCCATTTCCTCTTCTTCTGCCAATTTAGCAGATAGCATAGATTGTAATCTAGGAGTGAATGCTTCTTCTAATGCGATTTTTGCGTTAGCTAGTGCTGTTTCCCTTACGGCTTTTGCATCAGCAATAGCTTCTTTCAATAAATCTTTCATAGATTTTCTCCTCGTATTTAATTTGGAAATAAGTTTATTGGAAACTTAATAATAGATTAATATAAGATTGAGTGACCACGTATTGGACAGTGGTATCTTAATACAATAATATATATTGCACGAGGAGCATAAACAGCCGTTTACAATTAACTTTTCTTGGAGATTTTCTTTAAAATATATAAATGTATCTTATTTACAAGAAATAACAAGGTAAATATACCTATTCCTGTTATAACGGATACACCTATTACTTCAATTAAGGTTGGGGTGGGATTCAATTTAAAATGAATTTTGATCGTATATCTTTTGCATATACTTGGCTCTATCTACTTCGGCTCTACGCTTAACAGATGGCTTGACATGTTCTTTACGATCTTTTACTGATTCAATAACACCGGCATCTTTAACAGCTCTTTTCCATTTACCTATCGCAGCATTGATATCGCCTTCCGGTCTTCTTTTAGTTTTCACAACTTTTGCTCCGAGCGCATGACCGGGTATGATTGAATCTAATCTTCTTTTATGTTTACTCATATAACTTATTTTTGTTTATTTCTTTTAATATAACAATTTATTTTCAATAAACCAAATTTATTTATAACTCTTTGATATTTTTCAAGCCTAAAATTTTGACTATTTCTTGTTTAATTAGAGCAAAATCTTCTCGCGGTATAGGTGGGATCCATGCATCTTCAATATCTTTTGCTATTTTCTCTAAAGGTGCATTCCATTGAGAAGGATATAAGCTAAAGTATGCAAGATCATCCGTCAGATCACTAAGCTCCTTAAACGCCTGTTTTCCTGCTTTTTGAGCTCTTGCATATGCTTTCAAATAGAACTTTCTTTTCCTGCTTCCGGTTTGGCCTTTTCTTTTTAAGAATCGATCTAGTAGATCATCATCAGATACAAAATCTCTAGCTGCCTCATTCATTGACATATCCGAACCAGGATAATCTACTGAGTCACCAGCTCTGTTATCATCAACGCCTACTGTATAAGAATCTTCTCCTAAAGGTCTACCTTCGTCATCAACTGGATTAGGGACATCTTCATCATCTTGTTCAGCATCTGCATCATAAATTCGATCATTCTCTGAAATTGAATTTCCTACTTTATAATAACGATTCAATACAGTACCCATATCATCATATGCAGATTCTAATCTTTGTTGCAATCCATTCATTTCAGTAGCTGTCTTTTCAAATACTTTATAAGCTTCTTTCAATTGTTTCATATGACGTGATACCGTAACATTGTCAAACCAATGTTCTGATTCTTGCATTGTTAATACTTCTGCTTGTTCAACAATACTATTTAATGTTTCTGAAACTTCTGTAAGTGTAGAATTTCTATATACCATTTCCCCTAAACGGTGATAATTTGCAACCGATTCTAAAAATGCCTTTCTTTCATCTTTACGCATTTTTGGTCGATCTTCTTCTCCTAAATATTTTTCGTTTAGGATATGTTGCATTAATTGTTTTTCCCACTTTTTCATTTTATAATCCTTTATGCATTTGATCTTTCAGCTCTATCTAAAGCTTTTAGTAATCCTTCTATATTTTTTTGTGCTGATTGTATATATCTAGCCGATTGATTTCTTAACTGATCAAACCGATAATCTCCAGATTCATCAGCATACATATCAATACCACCTGCAACTTGTTGTTCCAAGTCTTGCAATGATTCTAAAACACGTTCTACTTCTTCCATATATTCGGTAAGACGAGTACTCATTGAATATTCATCTTCAATGCCAAATTCTGCTTCAGTAACCGGTCCCATATCTTTGAGTTCTGAACCGTCTGGCTTTAAACCCATTTCAATAGCATATGCAATAATTTCGGCAGTTTCAAATGCTGGACGTGGAGTTACTCCTCCATTATATTCTTTATCCCATTTTTTAACTGAATTTGGATCGTTGATATCTATATCACCAGCTTCATAAGCTTCAATTGCATTCATTGCAAACTGAGAATTCCATGACTTTGGTTTACGAGCTTCATTTAAAAACTTAGCACTCTTAAAGTCTTTTATCCATTTATTATGATCGAACTTACTCATTGGTTATCCTTAAAATTCTATCTCAGGTGGAATGTTACCAAATGTATCAGGAATAGTACCAGTCCCTTTTGAACCTAATGTATTGAATGGTCCATGTAAACTCGAATGAGATGCATCTTGCAAACTATTAAATGTAGTTGCATCTGCAGTAGGATTGCCCAATTGAGCATTTTCTGCCGGTGATATATTTGCTCCTAATAAAGTCCCAGTTCCTTTTTTACCAGGATTAGTAGGTCCATATGCTGATTGTAAATCTGTTAGTGCCATAATTAAAACTCCGTGATTATACTTGTTATTATATTATTTACATTTCCATATTTGTTTGCAACAACTTTATTTACCGACTCATTTACCGGTGATAAAAATGCTCCATGCGTAGATGGATTAGAAACAAAGTCAAATGCTATCAATTCAAAATCAGGCTGAACTTCTACAGTACCTTCTCCTTCTCTCATGACTTCTTTTACAGAACCCATACCTCGAGACGATATACCTAATTTAATTCCAGACTTGAAAAGTTCTTTTAAAATGTTTCCTGCCGGAGTAGAAAGCACTTCTACTGTACCAACGAGATCATTTCCTTTCCAATCCATGTTCAATACATTATGAGACACATTGTTTAGGTTAACAACAGATGAATCTGGATGATCTAATTCTCCCAATGCTCTTCTTTCTCTAATATATGTATCGGCGTATTTGTTTGCTTCGCGCATTAATATGTTACGTGGATAAACACGTCCATTATGATTCTTAGCTTCTGCTCTCTGCAATACACCAGATACAATTAAACGGCCGCCATTTTGTGATAACGATTCGTTTATTTGTTGAGGCGTTACTTCAAATAAAGCGTAATCTACTAATAGTTGTCTATTATCCATTTTTCATTCCTTGTATAAATAAACCAGAATTAACGAAAGCACGTTGTTGTTCAAAACGCTTACGTTCATCTGCATATTTTCGTTTTTGTTCGGCTAAAGTCAATTTTTGATTATCTTTAGCTTTGATAAATTGTTGCCATGTTCTATCAGGTATCATTGTGATAATTCCTTTAATTTGTTTGATATACGAGTCATTCGCTCATTTATTTTTGCAAATCTTCTACCTGTAGATTTCCAGAAATGATTTGATTGAACTCCCATTTCTGTTTTCAATCGCAAATTATTTGCAACAATCTTTTCCATTTCAGCTAACATTTTATTAACTTCGCTAATACCTTTGTTAACTTTTTGAGCCGGTGTAGATGTAGGATCTTTTTTATAATCTCTATATGATACCGATTCTAATAATGGATACAATTCTTTAACTAAGTCTGGATCTTCTGGTACTCTATCATCATCTCGACTCAACATTAAATGTTCTTTTGCCGCATCGATATTTTTTCTTGTTGGCCGATATCCTAAATCTCTTACTATTTGTTTAGCCATGTATTCTTCATCAGGTAAAGTGCCTCTATTAAAATCTTTAATTGTTTTAACCGCAGCAATGATATCATATTTCTGAGCTTCATTAATTGATCCTACTCCATACATCTCAGCCATCATCTTTTTGTAAGTAGACTTGCCTTCCATTGGTTTAAATATTTTATTTGTTTTAGGAACTTTTTTCATTCCGCCTTGAGTAATAGCATCATCATCTAAATCACCAAAAGCTTTTGGAGTCATATATTCTCCTCCGGCACTAGCAGTAGAATTCATTTCATCTAATTCTTCTTCTTCATTCTTAACAGCTTTAGAAACTGCCTTTCTACGCTTCTTAAGATATTCATCAGATGAATCCACATCGCCATCATTAT